ACTACGCATCTAAGAAATAGGATTCGACTAGAATAACTTCTAGCCTAGACGCACATCCAGAGCAGTCTATGAGTTGAGTGTGAGCTGGTTGCTAGGCGGTGGAAGAAAACCAGCAAAAACTTCCATTTAACCTATATCACACTCGGACATAAATTAAACTTAAAGGTTACAAAGACAAGCTTAAAAGTATACTCTTAAAGACAACTATTTAATCAAGATAAGCTCGTTCATCACCATGATCTCCATGTTCATGTTCGGTGACGTCGTCATCTGTGTGTCTCTCGTAACTGGTTCGGGCTCGCTGAAGTTTACCATCAGTGACCATCACCCTATGCACTCCACTGCCAATTGCTGCTATCTTAGCTTGTGCTAATTGTTCTCGTATGGTCTTTGGAGTGCTGCTGGTTGCAACATAAAAATCAAAGGCGTATGGGATCATCTCACGCCTTGTTATGCCACGTTTTATTCCCCATGTTGTTAGTCTCCCACCTTTGGCTAACATCTGGGATGTTGGCTCGCTCAAGCGACGCATGATGCGTCTGAGTCCACCATTTTTGACGGCTGAATCAATCATTATTTTTGCAGGAAGGAGACCAACCTTCCCATTGCCATCATGAACCTCAAAGTGTTGGTTAACATCCATTTCAGAGGATGTGCCACTGTTGGCACAATATAAGCACCATGCTGTCAACACTATCTGGAAGTCAGTTTCACTCCGTATTTTAAGGGATGACCGAATGTCATCCACCCATGCACTATATTCTTCATCCTTGGCTCGGGCTGCATTAACATCGAATTGCTCATCAGGAATGAAYTTCAAAACTCGATGATTCCAAATCTTCTTCCCCTTTATTGTTGGCACGAGTTGTGACAATGATGACTTCTGAATTGCTGGCATTTTCCATTGAATCTCTTCCTCATCATCACTGTTAGTTCCTGGTGGATCAGTAACATTATCCGTGCCTTTAGCTGGAGGTGGAGGTGATGGTGGATCTTCCATTTTCTTCTTCCCCTTGGCCTCTAGTGCTGCCTTGGCCTTTAGTGCTGCCCTTTCCTTTTCAGCTTGGAGCTCGGCTGCCTCAAGCGCCTTGGCTTGCTCCTCTTCCTTTTTCTTCTTTTCCAAGTCCATTTGTAACTCTTGCGTTCCCTCCTCAGAATGAACTTCGTAGTGAAGGGCATGTATTTGCAATGGATCCATGTAGCAGATTGTTGCTAGCTCATGCTCATTGGCATAGACGAGTGCATCCTTGTACTCGCAGAGCAACCATATTAGATARAGATTCATGATTCCAAAGAGCCATGGGTCATTGTAAGCTTCAATGGTTGCTGCAAAAGCAGCTTGTGCTGCGTGAACCACGCCTCCTTTCTTAATCCACTGAACAATTCCGACTATTCGGCGGGGATTCAGCTGAAAGCCAACACCTGATGGGTGTTGCACCATTGTCAAGCTCATGTATGGGTTCTCCATTATGTTATCAGTTAGGATGTCAAATTCATAGCTTAAACCCAACTCACCGATTTCATTCGAAAAATCCCCTCCAAACTCATGTTCAAACTCCCTTGAGATTGAGAATTTGTTATCATCCCCATTGCAAACAAAGCGCATCCGCTCGTGAAGTTGRGAGCAAGTCGTGTCCCCAGTTTTGGAAATGTAAGCATAGAGGAATGATAGGATGAGAACAAGTGTGTTGTCAACAACAGTGCTTGGCTGGCCACTGTTGTTCCCTAACCTCTTCATGATTATGTTTCCAGCAATTGTGTGTACAGGGGTGAAAACGAACTCTCTGTACATGTGGCTGAGGGCAGCCTCTGCTTCCTCCTTGCACTCTGGTGCCATGAAGTGACACCTGATCGAGTAAATCACATCAAACAGAAATGGGTCGATGGAAGCATCAAATCTGGACCCATCACCACTCCCGTGAAGCCAGCCTGGCTCATCTAAGTAGCGGTGCACTCTCTCCCAACCTCTCTGGAATTTGTTGATACCAACCGTGTGAGGCGCGTGTAGGTGTGTGGCATAAAATTGTTTGTTGAAATCATCAACGTATGCTTTGGCACCCACTAATGTTGTGATCGGCGCTGCTGTGAACACTCGCGTTTTGTCCTGCTCCACCTTCTCAAGTGGGCGTAGCTCTGCTTTGAGGGATCCATTCCATATCCCTGCGTTCTCTCCCCTCACTAACTCGCGTCTGCAGTGGATGGCCATTGCAATTAGCTCCTCCTCAGTTAAATGCTGGCATAGTTCTCTTTTCTTCATCCCATACATGGGTCCAGCTGCTTTGTTCCACTGGATGTCACTTAAAACCTCTTCAGGGGTTCTAATGCGTGTTGGCGTCATTCCGGCACTTTCAAGCATGTGGATCAGGCAGTCCGCAGCACTCAATAGAATCTTCTCATCGTGGTCAACACCCTTGTAAGCTCTGTTGTATTTGCTCAAGTCCTTCCAATAGGCTGTATGAGTTAACCGACTTGGTAAGTACGCATCCTCATATTCCTCTATGCCACGCACCAATGATTGGTGATTTCTCTTGAACTCCAGCCAATATGGACTCTCCCCAACATATGTGTGTCGTGTGTTTAGCAAAGCATGTGCATACGCCAGGTTATCAAAATGCTCGAACTGGTGAAGAAATTCACTGTCGCGGGGGCCAAAAATTTCACGGTGCTTGAACAAGCCACCGCAATTTGCTGATTTTTCAAATTTCTCCTTGGTGTAAATTTCTATGTTCCTTGAAAAGGTTTTCAATTCCATCATTTGAAGATTGACCAGGTTCTTCGCCAAATAACCATGCATTTCTGGCTGGAAAACCCACATATTAACTTTGTTGCGAAAGTAAGATGCATGAACCTTCCTATCATTTGTTCCCATTATTGTGATGGCTTCTGATGGAAATGCTTCAAAAACATTGTGTTTCTTGGCGAGATCACCCATGACGTGGATTCCTACAATTTTTCCTGTCACGACATCCAAAACAGGGCACCCACACATGCCATTATGAGTTGGAATCTGATGTGCCCAGCGGTGCTCCTTGGTTTGATGAATGGGCGCTGTTATGGTTGGCACCACTTTGTTTGTCACTGGCTTTTTGTAGATCATTTGCACCAGCATTCCATCATGTGCCGTTCCACAGTGTGCTTGACATTTTATTGGCGCTAGTTCACTAGGCCGTCTCACTAGAACCAAATCATATCCTATGAAAGAGTACATTTCAGGGAGCTCTGTGACAACAACCGTGCAATGGGAGAAGCTAATGCGCATTGGCAACTTTTTCATCATAACATGGGCTGGCATCACTAGGAAGTCCTTATACAGTATGCAACAAATGAGCCCACCATCCACTGTAACTGTTCCAATCATTTTTGCAACATCCAAGTTGACTTGACTTGTTTGGAGGTGTGTGGCTATCTCTAGTTCTTGTTGTGGTCTTTGTAACACCTCTGTTTGTCCGCTCTGCCGGAAGATTCCAAATTTATTCTCAAAGCCTTGCACGCCATGATGCTTTGTCAACCGGTGAGGGTTGTGTGGAGTTAACCTAACTCGATACACTGAACCATCATTCTTTGTCACTGTGCAGTAGATGAGATCATTTGCTTCATCTCCCCATGCYAGTAGGTTACTGGTTGCTTTGTGAGCGTTCAAATGCTTCTCAACCTCCTTCATGTGTTTCAAGGGATTGGCAGTTTCATAAAACACATGGTTGTTCTCATCACTAAAAATGGCTTTTGCCACTTCTTCGTCACTGGCTATGTCGTAAAAGTTTTTGAAAACCATGGGCCCTTTTGACATGAACCGATCAAGAGGGGCTCCACCATCACTACGATGTTTGGTTTCCCTCTTCGATTTAAACTTTTCAATGTCTGGGTTGTTCTCTATGTAATCATCTGCCATGTCCTTGTGTTCTTGCATTGCTGGCATCCGTTTGTCACGGTTAAACGACTTTCCTTTCATTTCAAGTATCTCCTCATAYACTTGCTTTTTGTTCTTTTTGTTATAGTCGTTGTCTAGCCCATCTTCATCACTCCACATATACCACCATGCCAAACCAGAGAAAGCAGCAACGCATAGAATCATCATAGCTGTGGCGACGCGTTGGCGACCGAGGATTATGGCATCTTTAAATGTAACGCTTGGCAGTTCCTCTAAACCCAGTACCTCTTGGATGTGTTCATTGCTACACGTTGTGTCCATTTGCAGTTCCATACATCGGCCAATGTCACTCAGATCTTCTGATGTGATTTCCATCTCTCCTCCGACTTCTTGGGAAGCCGCAAAGATCTCAAGCGTACTGATGAACTTATCGAGTTTTTCAATGTTTCGGCGTGCCATCTGTATTTGCTCTCCAATTTTCYTGTCGAGGCCTCTCACTGTATCCTTGGAGAAAAGGCAAGCTAAAGGGCTTTCTCGGTGTAGGTTCTGCACCCTCTCTTTTTCCTGAATCTGCCGTTGTGCTTCATTTCTCAAACTTTGCGCAACACGGATAGCGTCATGGATGTTGCTTTGATTTGCGTGCATAATCACATTAGCAGCTTCTTTGACAGGTTTGCCCCACCGAGATTTAACGGTTGATCGGTATGCTTGAGCTGCCTTTGCAAGCTCCTCAACTTGCATTTCAAATAAGTCGTGTGTGATAAATGGCACACGGCTTTTGACGAGCTTTTCATCCAGATTATCAACTGGTGCGTGGGCCCCGAGCATTGGCCAACTTTCATACACATGCGAAACGCATTGCATTGTTGCGGTTTTGATGTTGGAACTCCTCTGCACATTGTTCTTAAGGGCTTGCAACAACTCAGGACGGACACTGCCATTTGAAAACACTAAGTCTCGCATGAAAAAAGAATTCATGCGGAAAGCTAGCATCGTTTTAGCTTGAGCGCGCGTTATTCCCGCCAACCAGCTGTGGTCAAAGTGCGCATTGATGTAYACGTCCAGGTTGTAGACAAAGGAAAGCAACGCCGCTTCATACACAACATCAGCTGCAACCAACTCAGTTGCTTGCACTGTTTTGCCAACAACAATGGCGTGGCCATCACGCAAACGCCCAGCTCGTCCAATCCGCTGACGACGCTCGGCGTCAGTTACTCGTCTCTTTCGTAGCAGTAGGGTTTTCTCTACTAAGTTCAGCACTGGTGAGTTGGTGTAACCAAAATCAACAACAACATCTACATTTAGAGTCACTCCAGTTTCAAGGATGTTCGTTGTGAAGATCACAAATTGCTCATCTCTCTCAAGTTGATCAATGATCTTTTGGTAATTTGCCTTGAAATTGTCCTTGTGAAGTGACACTGATTTCACTCCTCTAACGCCACCAGCAACTTTTGCAGCAGCGCGGTCGCACTCATTTTTCCCAGACAAAAAGACAAGGACGCGCTCTCCATACTGCAGTGCATCCAAGTTCGTCTTCCCATTTAGAGCAGCAATGAACTCTGCAACGTCTGCCTTCTCTACTTGATGCTCAAAAATTTGGAATCGCCTATTRACAGTTTGCTGTAGCGTCCTGTCTCGAGGGGTTGCTGTTAGATAGAACTTTCGCACCTCTGTGTGCTTATTTAAGAGTCCCTCCATTGACAGAGAATGGGGTGAAATTAGATGAGATTCATCAAGGAAAACTGCATCGAAGCTTGATAAGAAAGATGGGTTGTTCACACTTTTGAAAAAGGCGCTCCCATAGGTCATTACCTGTATTGATGAATCCCCGTGCTGTTCCTTCCCCTCATGCTTGAAGTAAACACTTTTTCCATGRAAATGAGAGAGAGCTGAAGCCACATTCTGTGTTGTTGCTTGGGTTGGCTCACATACTAAAATGTTCTTTCGCCTTCCGGCTTGAATCTGTAGCTTGTTGTAGTATGCAATGGGCACTTTCGTGGATTTACCTGATCCCGTTTGACCAACGACAAGTGACCAAGCTCTCTTTGTRTCAACCATGTTTTGCCCCACTTCTGTGGCATTATCACTTGTTAATGTGAAGAGACTATCTGTTCTGCCATAAGATAAAGGTCGGGTGTTGTCATTTCCTAGCACCAATTGTTCGTTCACCCAAGCTGAAAAAGTATCTTGATGGTTTGACGTTGTGGCAGCAACTTCCTCATCAGCTTTCATCGTGTCGTCAACTTCCAGGGCTAAATCAAAAATTTTCATTTGTAACTCCTGTCTGCCACCACCAACGAGCCAGCCTGTTGTTGAATCGGTGAGCAACCCAACGAGCCTCGCAACATGGTTAAGCGAGCTAGTCATAACCAGCGCTAAGTCCATGTCAATTGCGTGAACAAAAAGGGTTATCATGGCCATAGCTGCCATCATCTTTTTCTCATTCTCTTTGCTATTCAGCTGAAGTTCCTGACCATCCCCTTTTTCTTTACGTTGCTTCATCTTTCGTGCAACATAAGTTGCCAGTTCATAGATCACAAATAAGGTTCCAAACAGGACCAATTTCTTGTAGTTATTGCTGAACTTTCGCACAATTAGTTGCTTCATGCAGAAAAGCATAAATTTGGAAAGTGATAAGGAACCCCATATTAGCAAGAAGATGTAACAGATGAATTTTGCTAACGAGTAGCACTTGCACCCCGTGTTAATCAGACCAAGTACCATCTGAATGCCAAGAGAGCTTAGGAACTGGCAGGCTACACCTGTTAACCCATCTTCTAAGCTTTGCAACTTGATTCTGGGCGCACCCACATATCCTCGCCTGCTCTCGCGCCATGCTGTAAATGAAAACTTGTCGTACCACGTGGGCTGACAGCCAAAGCTCTTCGCGAACTCTTCTTCGGTTGCGCTGTATAATGCCCGTTCGCAAGCCGTGACATATTTTTTCTCAGCAACCAACGTGGTGTACAAGTTAGTTACTGCTTGACGCATTTCGCCCTTGTAGTGACTTTCCTCCCCATCATAAATGCCCATCATCAGCGTGTGGATGTGGTGCCAGATCTTTTCGATGTCCTTGTCACCACTCTTAATCCTAACACCAGTTAAAGCGGTGCGAACAGCTGTCATAGCAACTACCTTATTTTCATGGGCGGCTTCGAGCTTCTCGATGCTCACTACAGCCGACGCTTCGCTCTCAATTAAGTTTTGCAATCTGCTTAGGAGAGCTGGAGATAAAATGACAAATGCAGCCAGTTGGGTGTCCTTCACTAGGTCCTCAAAGAGACCACCACTTCTGATCCACCCTTTTAACTTTCCTTGGACTTTGGCAAGCTGATTGCTATATAGCTGGACCGTTGTTTCATGTGTCCCGCCAACATAGTAGTTTGGGATTCCGCTTCCCTTCATGAAGCCAGCATTAGCTGCTTCAGCAAGAATTCCCATCTTCATCACATGCCAGCCATGTGGAACCCCTCTTTGGTCACAAAAGTGTATCAGCTTCCTCTCATGACTGACAGCTACCGCTGGGATTGGCATTGCACCAAGATAAGGCAGCTTTGCAATTAAGTATTGTAAGTAAACACTCACATCACTTAATTTCGGCCAGCTCGTGATTACGGCATCCAATTCCTTCACTATGTTAGCAAACATAATGTCATCTTCCTGACGGATGAAGTAGCTAATTGCTATTAGCGCGTTAAAGAAGCAGTTGCCCTGTTTTGCAACTCGATTTTTGATGAGTGGAATTGCGCACACCCTTGATAAGCCACCAAAAACATAGTCAACCGAGGGCACCCTTAAGTGTGCCAATTGTTGCTGGTGTCCCTTCACACACTTGACCACCTTGTCACATGCAGTAAAGGAGGTTTGAGCTGGCACAGAAAAGCTTTGGCTCAGAAACTCCTTCAAGGTCATTTCCCTCCCCCGCAGCTGTGAAAAGCGTGCAAGGAGTTTTCCTTTCCCATCGACCATCATGAAGTCCCGTGGRTCCTTCATGCTGCAAACTTCGTATCTTCTTTCGATGATTGCAGTGAGGACTTTCAACGTCTCAGGCAGAATGCCCAGCTCGTTCTTTGTTATCAGTTGGAGCATGTGTGTGTTGAAAGTGTCAACGTTCTCAACTTTGAATGCTACGTCATTGCTTGACTTTGCCATTGTGAGTGATGTACGTTTGTTCAGATGTTGTTTGTTTGACTTGATTAAGAGTTTTGATGATCTTGTTCAAATGAAAGCAGTTGTTTGATTGCTTGTTGATTGTTTGTTTGCTTTTGTTTGTTTTGTTGTATCTTCATCGACCATCATGAGTCCC